GTTGCTGATGCTTCTATTGCGTCTAATTTAGAATGATCTGTATCAGTGAACGTGTTTGAGTCAGTACCTGCTTCTACTGCAGCCACAATCTCAGCATTAGACTGGTCAGCAGTTGCGGATGTCTCGATAGTTGCAAGTTTAGTGGAGGCTGTCGAACAGTATGATATTTTTGCAGTGTTTGCAGCAACTGCGGTTGATGCTGCACATGAATAAGATATCTTTGCTGTGTTTGCTGTTACGGCAGTGTTATTTGCTACCTCTGTGTCAAAGTCTGAAATTGTTGATGCTGCTTGAGTTCCTGTATGATTTGCTCTTGCTAATGGACATGATGCCAGTTTACTTAGTGCTATTGCTGCTCCGGCATTAATATCTACATTTAATATTGCACCATCTACTATATGTGATGATGTGATTGAACTAGTTGCTATTGCGCATGATGCTAAAACTTTTACTTTATCGGCTGTACCGCCAATACCGTTCCCAGCGTCTGCGGAACCAGGCATCTAATTTTCTCCGCGGTGCCAGATATCTACGTTAGTTGTTCCTGTTGTATGTTTAATTTGTACTATGACTTTTGTATAAGGATTTGATAACGTATGGACGTCTGGTGCTACTGTAGTGGCTATTGAACCTGTAACCAGTTCAACCCAGCCTTTATCATCATCGTTAGTACCTGTTGCGGCTACTATGCTTGCCAAAGGTCTTAAGTTTCCTAAAATCTTATAATCTAAATCTCCACCTGCATTATTATGAACTATGAATGCTGATTCTCTTATGGTTCTTACGTCTATGTCTAATACTGTCGCATATGCTGCTGTTGTTGCTACTTCTTGTGTTTCATTATACTGTCCTACTAGTGATCCCCCGTCATTAGATATTTTTTCTCTTTGAGTATCTACTTGCGCCATAATATACTATATGTGGCAAATCATATATAAAGATGACTGATTGAAGAAAAAAAAAGTGAAGGTTTAGTTAAAAACCAACTACTCGGACTTTAATTGCTAACGAATTAACGATAGCGGATGATGCTGCTAGCTCAGAAAAGGCTTCTGGGGTGGTATTTGTACCTGCTGAATCATCATTAATGTATCCGAAACACTTTACTTTACCCGTTGCTGCTGCTCCTAATGCTGCAGGCACGTATTCAAGTAGAAGTCCTTTGTCGTTGGATATGATTGATGCTTCAATGATGGTGCTAATTCTACCGCCCAATGAAAGGTCAATTGTTACGCCATTTGTACTATAGGTATCACTACCTGCAAAAGTAACATCTACAACTGTTGTTTTTAGTTTTGATGTCAGTTCTGACTGAATGGATAACGTTTTTCCTGTTAGATTTTGCCAATCTGAATTCACTGCGACTGTGTTTGCCATATATAAATGTAGTATTAATCATATATAAGTATTAGTATATAGCCTTCCCTTTAAATAATTTAAAAAAAACCTTAACAAATGTTAAGTGGGATAGCTTTGTGATAAGACTAGAGTTTAATATCTCTAATTTTACCTTGAGCGATGAAACTTCTACATACGGTTTCACCCATAGTTCTGAATACACCTTTCTCAACAAATGCATTGTTGATGAATGGGTAACCTGGACTTCTACGGGTTGCTTCATAGTATTCTGTTGGGATTGATACCATAATTCCTAATCTTGGGTAACCATATCCTTCTGCATCAGATGTGTCTAATGCAAATAGTCTTCCAACTTCGGATGCATCACTAGCATTGCTAGGAGAATCTTTTGTTGGAATGAATGGAACTCCATAGATAGAGTCTACGTGTATACCTACACCGGTTCCTTTGAATGTTTGAATACCGTTTACATCGACTTGTACCAGTGCTTCTCCGTAAGGGTTTGCAACTCTTACTGATGGCATGAATAAGCATTGTATTTCGGAATAAACTTCGTGAGAACCAAGGAATACATTTGGATCTTTACCAGCTTTCTTGCGTATTGATCTAAGGAAAGTTCTTAACGTATCATCAGTTAATATTCCATTAGTACCGATGGTACCAGATGGGGATACAACTGTTGAGTCGTATGTTGATGAACTGTCTCTGTCAATTACTGCGCCACTGCTTCCTTTCCAAGGATCGTAGTTGTCTGTTGAACAAGCACCTTGTAAGTTGGCTTCAGTTTGTGATGAAATAATTCTGTCTAATGATTCCCAGTTAAGTGAACCAGTATGGACAGCACAAGCTGCGGCTGCTCCTGCTTCTACATCTGCTAATAACATTCTGTTAAGCATTTCTTTATGTTGAACTGCCATGAATAGTCTAAGTGAACCTAGACCACCCCAGATGTCATCTTTAGAGTGTGTTGCAAGCCATTCCATTACCTCGGAGGCACTGAATGGTAATTGAGCGGTTTTTGGTCGTACATCAATTTCTGCAAGTGTTGGTTTTATGGTGTCGGCAATTAATCCACCTTCAGCTGTACCACCTAGGGCGGTATTGTTTCCACCACCTGTGTCTACAAGTGTGTCTGCTTTAGCTGTTATAACTCTCCAACCTGATTTGTCCCAAGGATACTTTGGTAAGATACCAAATGCATTGGCTTCAAGATTAAGTTGAGCCCATGCGTATGCTCCGAACACTGCGTTGAAGGTACCAGAAGTACTGGTTGTTACAGGTGCGTCTGCCTTTCTCAAAGAGTTACGGTTGTAGCCATAGTACAGTGCTTCTAATTCATCAATGGTTTGGATCTTTACCATGGTTGTTCACCCTGTTCTGGACTGCCGAAATCTCCTTTCAGAATACGTCTTCCGACTGCTCCAAGATCTTCATGTCCTGCTTCACGAGCTGCTTTAAGCACCTCGTTTAATTGAATACCAGAAGATTTCTCTACGGCTTCAAGTGCAGCACCCGGTCTTGGGGTTTCTGTAGTGAAGGTTTGTGTTGATTGACTAAAGCTTTTCTCTTGCATGCTGAGATTATTTTTGTCCTTCTCTTCTGCATTTTCAGCATCAGATTCTCTAATTCCAGCTTGGTTTGAGTTGCTTTGATAGTCATCAGGGACTTTGACTTTTGCACCAATATCGTCTTCTGCTGAAGTTTTTGGCTTCAACGGTAGATCTGTTGGTGTTTCCATGGCTTTAATTCGGGAATCAAATGAATCAACCTTGCGACCAATTCCTGAAATTTCCTCTTTAAGACCACTGATATCGAATCCTTTGATGGTTTCTGTCAATGCTTGCAATGAAGAATCGAATGCAGATTTCTCTACTTCGTCTTCTTTGCGCTCTTCACGTTCATCGTCTTTAACGTCTTTATGTTCTGTCATGTCGTTACTATATATACTCTATTTGATATATATAAGTATGACGCTTAAATGCGCTTTTTTAGGTCAAATTGTAACTTTAATAGATCCAGAATAGATTTATTATAATTCCCTACTGATGATCCTGTAACTGTGTCATCTTCGCCTGAATACTTTGGTTCTTTTTGTCTTGGTCCTCTATCTCCTTCACCTGTATACTCTTCTTCTTCTCCTACTCTTGGATCATCTTTCTGTCCTGTACCTTGTTGTGAATTATCATAGGCTCCCCCGACTCTAATTCCTCCTGACCCACTACCAGGATCGGCTATGTTTATGGATTTTTGTAGTGTTTCAGAAGTGTCTTCACCAGGGTTGGCCTCTCTGTCTATGAATGTACCTTCTATTGTTTCTACATCACCTGTGTTAATATCTTTATCATTTTGGGATTCTTTCTTCTCAGATTTATTTGTTGGTTCATCGAAACTCTCTGCAGGTTCGTCATTATCAAGTCTCATCTTGCCGTTTACACCGTCTTCAGCGTTTACTCCGGCCATGGCTCTGTCATTCTTTATAGTATTTCCATCATTTGGATGTTGAGATTCATCGTCATTCCAACAAACTGCATCATAGTGCATACTTCTACATGTTTTTGGTACTCTTTTTGGCATGTTTAATTTAGGTGCTTGTGGATCTTTTGTTTTATCAACATCAGACAATACATCGTCAGATATATTATTATGAATTCCTTTTGGGAACATTGTACTATTATGTGCATGTGCATCACCTGTTTCACCTGGGCTTTTGTCATGATAGTTGTCATGTATAACACTTTTTGGGTCTATTTTGTTATCTCTAATATGATTTCTTATTGTTCTTGTCTGGCTGTTAGTATACGGTGTATGTGAGTGTACTGAAAACTCGTTTGTTTTATCACTATGTGATACCCTAACTGAACCAGTTTCTTTTAAATAAGATCCCAAATCTTTATGGCCTATACTTCTAACTTGTTCCTCGTGTGACTTTGGACTGTGTGCAGTAATCTTGCCGTCTGTAGTAATAAAATGTCTAGCATGAATAAAACTAGATGTCCCTTGGCTTGCATGTAATTTTTGCTCAGTCTTTGTCACGTCCTCTTTTTTATCTTTACTCCATTCATCCAAAACAGTGACCTTGGTATCTTCATCTTCGTCATCTTCTATCTTAACAAGTGCATCTTTCTTAAGTGCATCAGCGTCTTCGTCTTTTACGGGTTCATTCATTGGGTGTAATGTTGACTGTGATTCGTTATCTTTTGTTTCGCCTGGCTCTCTACCTGCGTTCCCTCCGTGTGGCGGTTCTCCTGTATATTGTTGACTCTGGGTATTCATCTTTTTTTTTTGATCTTCATCATCATCAGTGTATTCCCTTACTACTGAGTCAGTATTGTAATCTGTTTTTAACAGTTTTATCTCTCTAAGTATCTCATTTTTCCTATACTCAACTTTGATAACCTCTATTGCTTTCATTGACTCTATCTGTTCATCAGTATACTCTGGTTTGGTTGGTTTAATTTTTGTTCCATCATTGATAAATTCTGACTCTTGTTGTAATTTCTCCTGATTGCCCATGGTTCCAGTTACTTTTGTATCCTGTATAAGTCCTCTACGTGCATCTGGTGTGGATGGTTTAAACTTCATAGCCAACGTTAGATTTAATAGATCCAGTGCTTTTTTTGCTGCTCTAGTATAATTGTTAAAATAATCAGTTGTTGGCATTCTTACTATTTTCTTTGATCCGCCTCTTGTTTGTGAAGGATCTACGGTAGTAACACCTGTTTCTTTATCATGTGTTACGGTTGAACGGGCTCTTACTTGTCTATTGCCTACCTTATCTCTTTTTGGTTGCTCTTTCCCACTTGGTTTATTCCAGTTTCCTGTCTGTCTTCTTTGTAAAGCCTCACCGGTCATGTTAGGTGAACTTGGTGTTACAGGAGATCCTATAGGTGCAGGTTTTCCTGCAAATCTACCACTTCCTGGAGTATCTTGTGCTGTATCAACAGAAGAAGGTTTCTTACTCATAACACCTGGGATCTTTCTGCCAAATCTGTTTACCTTTTCTCCTGCTGCATTTGTCTCACCGTACTCAGTTTCAGTAGGATCGGCCTCATATTTCTTATCTAACGTATAACTGTGACATGTAAAACCTCCATCACATGAATCTTCTGATTCACATGCTCCCATAGCTGACCCTATTGCATTAGTTGCTGCGCCTCTTGCACTTCCAGCGGCCGAACTAGCTGCTGAACCTACACGTGCTGCTGCACCACCTGCTGCACCTCTTGCTGCATTTCCTGCAGCTCCAGCTGCTCCTCTTACTGCGCCTGCTATTGCCGGGGCCGCTGCCCTTGCAGCTCCACCTATGGCACCTGCTGCTGCACCAATTAATGGTAAAATTTTGTTTATCTGTTTATCCATTTTCTCTACTTTATCTTCTTCATCATCATTTCCTGCAGTTATTGTACTGTTTAAATCTTGGCCTATTTTGGATGCTGTATCACTACCTGCACCTTCCATAAATGCATCTTTGCCTGTACTAAGTGCTGAACTTAATCCATCTGCTAGTTCACGTAGAACTTTCTCTACTTCTTTTAGATCTGCTTCTTCTAACATCTCCTTGTCATCTACATCCATTGCTTTATCATCATCCGCTTGTTTTATCTGTTGAATCTCTTTTGATGCCTGTAGTGCGTTTGCCTCTATCTTGCTTGAACATGATTCTAGAGGATCAGGATCTCTGTGTGTTAATTTAACTTTTTTTGGTCCGGCCATCTTGTCTGTTCC